CAACTGAATACTGCGACATTACAGGATACACAATTGACTCACCCGTAGTCGTGTTGAATACCTCTGAGGTGTCAAGGATTGGGCCGACTGCACGAGCTGCCATGAATACCTGGTCAGCGAATCCCTGTGGGACTGTTGATGCTGAGCTGGTTAGGTCACGGAACTCGAAACCTGCTTCACGAACTTCACCCTTAATCATTGAGCGTAGAACCTCTGCGTCAGTGTTGCCGGTCTCTGCTGGAACAAAACCTTTGGCGGCTGCTGAAACTTCAACTGCTCTTTCCTCGGTTTTCTTAGCGGTCTCAATGGAACGCTCTGCTTTCTGCATGTCTTCTTCAAGACGGTCAATCTTCTGAAGCTCTTCGCTGTCAAGTCCACGACCCTCAGCTTCTGCTCCTTCGATGACCTCTTTCATCTGGCTAAACAGGTTGACTCTTAGTTCTTCCTGTGACTTGATGAATTCACTCATTGTGATTTCTCCTAATAATTTATTTACGGTTGATTTGTCGAGCTAACTCAGACATCGAGCGGAGCTGACTCACGCTTCTATAACATTCTAACCCAAGAAATACCGCTCAAACGCCACAGGATGGATTCTCAGGGCATAGAAAAACCCTCCCGATGTTAGGGGATACCGGGAGGGCAGAAACCTATCTAGTCTCTTCTGGCTCTATACTTGCGGTTTCTTTAGCTGGCTTTTCGGCCTTTGGGTTTAGTGCTTTGTGAATTGCTTCGGCTTGCTTGTCAGCAATCTGGGCAACTCCGCCCGAAACGGGGTATCCTGCTACTTCAAGCAGAATCTTTTTTATTTCACTCTTAGTCATGCGTTCTCTTTCATTAGAAGGGCAAGCTTTTTCTTCTTCAATTCTAGAAGTGCTTTTCCATTATCTTCGGTTTCTTCTGTTTTCTCTTCTTCGGCTGAGGGGCTTAGCGTGTCGATAACTTTAGACAGCAGGGACTTATCGTCTTCTGAAATGTCCTCGCCTGTCTCAAGCTTGACCAAAGCGTCTGCCAAAGCGTCAGCGTCAACGTCTGCCCTAGTTGCAATCTTGTCAAGACCTCTAACCTGTGCTTTACCGCTGGTCTCAGGGTATGCGGGGCTGGCGACCACCGAAACTTCGAAAAGACGAACGCTGTTTAGTGTGCGCTCTGTGCCGTCTTCATTCCAAGCGTCTCCACCTGAAGGGACTGAGAATCCGAAGCTCATTGAATCTAGATCTCCACGCCTAAGAAGTTCAGCAACGTCACGCCCTGCGTTTGTGTTTGCTAGTTGTGCGTCAACTTTTAGACCCCTGCCGTCTTCGCTTAGTGTCATTGTTCCTGCACGTGTTGAAGCTAGAACTTGACCGCTGTCGTGGTTGTAAAACATGAAGATATTGTTCTTTGACTTTAGTGAACGCTTGAACGCTCCCGGTGCGATTCTCTCGGTGAAGGGCAGAGGGGCAGAAGGTGAGTTGAATAATGCTGCGTATCCGCTGAACCTCATTCCGTCTGGTTCTTCTCTAACCTCGAATTCGGTTGAGAATGTTCGTGTTTCGAACTTGGTCATTGCTTCTCCTGTCGCTCTTCCTTCAGCTTCTTCACTAACCATTCTAGTAATGTTCTCGGCGTAGTCTTGGACTCTTGATGCACCTCTGGCGGTTGGTGTTGCTCCCCATAGATAGAAAGCAACTGCTCCAGCTCCTGGGAATCCTTCGCCTCCTGGCTGGTTCTGTTCTGCCTCTAAGTCAACAATGTGACGGGCAATCCATGGCCCTATTCTGCTCCACTTGTCGGCTGTGACGTTACCCTGTGCCATTGCTCTAGCTTCTCTAACTGTGTCGTCTGTAACTCCGTCACCTGCTAGGCCTTGCTCATAAAGTTCAACGCCCCGTCTAGCTGCTGCTCTCATGTAAGCAGGGGGAGTCAAATCAACATCTCTTGACTCTAGTGATGAATAGCTAACTTCTGATCCTGTGAGTTCTTCGTATTCTGAATGAGTTGAGCATGGCATGTAAATGGTTTGCCCGTCTTCATCCATTGTGTGAGTGCCTGAGCATCCAATTTCTTCGGCTCTATCGAGTGCTTCTTGCTCGGTTGTATATTTATCCCCCGGCAACGCTGCTCTACTTTCTAAGTCTGCAATCTTTGTAAGAGTGCTAAAGCGGTGAGCCACTAAGGTCGAGGTTGCTCCCCAACCTTCATCACCTTCTTGAAAGATTCTGATTAGTGCGGCTGGGTCATCTTCTTCACCGTTGACAGTAAAGTCACTATTTGGAACGTTGATAGTTCCGTCTCTTTCGATTCTTTCGATTCTGCCCTGAGCTGTTCCGCCTGAGCTTTCCCACCTAACAAAGTCACCAACAGATAATTCATCAGGCAACGCTCTAAAGGATTCACCCTCATAAGTTCCGCCGGGTTCTAAATCTTCAGCTAGTGAGACAGCGACCATCTGGTCTTGAGCAGACTCGGAGTCTGGGTGGCAAGCTACTAGCTCACCATCTTCCTTGACTAACGCCCAAGCGTCACAATCGGGATGTCTGTCTGTAATGAAATAGGGCATAAATTATCCTTGTGTAATCCTTAGAACGCCTAGCTCTAAACCGTCAGGGTCGCTCATTGCGTAAAGAGTGTCACCTGGTGGGATTTCATATTGCACTGTTTCGCCTGGGTCAATGTGAATTGAGTTGCTTAGGGTCATGTCTGCGTTGCCGAAGTGAATATATTCATTCGAACTTTTAGTCATGTTGTGCAGGTGAACCGTTTGAGGGTTATTATCTGCCTCAACGATTAGCGTTGGGGTTGTTTCGCTTAGTGTGTGCGTTGCATTGATAATCGGCATTAGTTCTCCACGTCATAAACAGACTCAGGGTCTTCGGGGTCAATGTTCTGAACGCCCTGAAGCTGAACGCTTGGGAGTCCGCTGTGTTCAATGTCTGGCAATCCTAGTGATTCAAGAACTGACTTCGGATCATAACCAACCGAGACTAAAGCTGTTGCCATTTTCACCTTCTGCGACTGTGATGAAATTGTGGCGTTCTCCACGTTGACATTCTGAAGCGGAACTCTAACGGTGTTAGCTGATGGGTCGTCAACTGGTGCGAGGTCTTCGAACCTTCTGATGTCGTTGATGGTGAAGAACCCTGACTGAAGTCCGGTTGAGTAACCTGCTAGGCGTGAGTTGTAATCTGCCCTTAGTAGTCCATCGAGATTCCATTTGATGAAAGCGTTCTCAGCTCCAGCGGTTGTCTTGAGAAGCTTAGAGAATCCGCCTTCAAGTTTGGCAATCAGTGGTCTGAGTCCGTGGGTCACCCAAGATCTGTTGTTCTCTTCTGTGGATGCGTAACTCATGCCCTGATCTAATCCTAGAAGATGTGGAGGCATTGAGAAAGCTCTGGCCACGTCTGCGACTGCGTGGTTTCTAGCTTCTAGCAGCTGTGAGTCTTGAGGGTTGACTGAAGTTGGTTTATAGGTTGCACCACCTGAAAGAACCGCTGTCTTGTGTGAGTTCTTCCAACCTCTGTGACGTGAATCAAAAGCTTCTTGGAGTTGTGAAGCTTGCTCTGCTGTCAGGTTGCCGTTAGGGAATTCGATAACTCCCGAGGTGTTTGTTCCCTGACCGAAGAACTTGCTTGAATAGTTTTGTAGTGCAATAGCTAAACCGAAGTTTTCTTTTAGTGCCTCGGTTCGTGAGACTCCACGAATTGAACCTGGCTTCACTACGTCAGGAATGTGAAGAATGTCTTCGGTTGAGAGTGGTCGGTCTTCGCCCTGAACCTCGAACATTACTCGACCAATTCCGTTCCGCTTTATCTTTACGGTGGTTGGGTTGAGAACGTTGAGGTTTACAATTCGACCTTCTGACCTGAAGATTCTGATGAAAGCGTTACCGTCTAAAAGTAACGAAACGATAACAGAACCATAGAAAGCCTCTTTGGTTGTATCTATGTCAGGGTTCTGAACCCACTCAGGGGCTGGCCTAAATGGTCTGCGTGAACCGTCAAAGCGAAAGAAACTATCTACCGGCAGAGAACTGATTGTCTGAGAGATAAGACTAACCGCTGAATAGATCGCGTTGACCTGAAATGCTGTGTCGCTGTTGACAATAGTTCCGCTATTAGAGCCGATTTGGAATGAATCGCCCGAGGCGAAAACGCTTTGAAAGCTCAGCGCTCTCTTCTCGAATAACTTATCCAGCATTGTTTCTCGCTATCGCTACACCGAAGGCCACTGTAAGAAGTCCTCCAAAGATAACTCCTAGCGGTGGCCAAACCATCCAGAGTCCAATCGTGATTCCGACTGCTCCTAAAACCTGCAATAATGTTCCCATAACCGCCCTATACATAAATTCGGGGAATTAGTTCCTCTTCTATTCTACCCGTAGCCCTGTCAAAAGCTAAAACCGCTGCAACAGCTGCGTCAATTCTTCTTTGACTGCTTCGCTTATCTTTGACTATTCGTGAACCGAGGTTATCAGTTTTCACGACAGCGTTGTCAATATGCCTTGCTAGTGTCGGATCACCATCTTGAAACATCTCCCCGTCAACTACTGCGTCATACAATTTGGCACAGGCTGGAATCATTCGCCGGGCTGAGGTTGATGGCCACTCGACTATCGGGAGTCCTCTATCCTGTAAAGCCTCCATAGACCTCTGCCAGCGATAAGGGTCACAGGCTATCTCTCTAACGTGTGGATGTTTTGCACAGAAGTCAATGATTGTTTGTTCAACGTCTGCAATGTTTACACGCCAATCTCTGTCATGAATCTGTTCGTCTTTCTCCCAAGCCTTCACCATGAACACCGTTGGCTTTTGGTTTTCTTTCGGAACAGTGCAACCAACTATGACGGTGGCATCACCTGAGAACGAACCATCGAAACCGAGGACATACTCTTGGTCTGGGTCGAGTGCGAATTCTGTTTCTTGTTCATCCCATGAGCCTGACGGTAGCCATGCTGATTGAGCTGATACGAAGTTATTGAGTCGCTTAGTTTTGAATTCGTTTTCGGGTGTTCGTCTAGCTGCACTAACGAAGTCGCTTTCTGCGTTGATGTCTCCGAATCCAGGGTTAGCTATCTTCCAAGTTTCGGGGTCTTTATAGTCGGCTTCGATAGGGGCTTCATACCAACCCATAAAGAACGAATCATCTTCTACTTCTTCTCTAGCTACCTTCTGGCCGTATTGGTAAAGCGTGTAAGCGATTGACTCAGATCCACGAGTGTCAATCTTGACCCCTGCGGTCGTGATGGCGATTAGCTGAGATGAACGCCTCGCACCCATAGCCAAAGAGAACACGTCAAACAGTTCCCTAGAGGGCTGAGCGTGTAGCTCGTCAAAGATGACGGCGGTTGGACTAAGTCCCTCTTTGGTGTTGTGTTCTGCTGATAAGACTCGATACACCGAACCCGTTGAGGGGATTTCGATTGCGTCTCTATACAGCTTCACCATGTCTAAAAGCTCAGGGTTTGCTTCAATCATTTTCTTAGCGTCTTTGAATACAATCCCGGCCTGATTCTTTTCAGCTGCGACAGAATAAACCTCGCCCCCGTTTGGGCCCATGAAGAGGTGATAGATACCGAACAACGAACCTAAGGCACTCTTTCCGTTCTTTCTCGGTAAGCCAAGCAAAGCGACTTTGTGTCTAAGCTTCTTTTCTTCATCGTGAGCAAAGACGTTTCTGATTAGTTCTTTCTGCCAATCTCTCAAGACCATAGGCTCACCTGTTCGACCGGCGACCGAGTCTTTAGTAATGACACCGAACGCTTCTGCGAACTGAATGACTAACTCACCCTGACCGTCTTCAATTGCTTTGTCGGGGACAGGGGTCAACCATCGGGGAGGCCAGTTACTCTTCACGCTGTTTTCTCAGTTGCTCCAGTTTGGATTCTGCTTTTACTTCTGCAAGACCTAGCTTGGTTCTATCCGATGGAGTAAAGCCAAGCATTGACAAGTTACTGGCAATCTCTCGCTCAAGGGTTCTAAGCCCTGCTCTCTCGTGCCAAGCTTCAAGGTTGTTCATCACGTATTCTCTAAGCTGGTCACGCTCGTCAAGCTGTTCGCAAACCATCTGAACTAACTCAATGTCAGTTCTGTGAGATAGCCAAATCTTCCCACCTGACCAAACTCGATTCCATAGGTTGAGACCCGAATGGTTTAGCTGTCTGGTTGGTTCTGGTGTCTGGTTTGGTTGCACTAAGTCGATTCCTGTTGAGGGTTCGTCATAGTGTCTTGAACCTAGCTTCTTCTTTAGTTCTGCTGGTTTACCTTGATTGGGCATAGTCCACCTTATCTAATTTTCTAATGTTGCATATCCAATGAGCTAGTTTTAGATTGTCTGGTTCATCGCTTCCGCCTTTACTTAGCGGAATAACGTGGTCGAAGGTCGGCCCTTCTTTATGGTTACCGGGGAGAAACGGATCAACGGGCTTTTCGCAAATATGACAGACCCACCCGTCTCGGTCTCCTATGTTCTCAATTCCGATTCGCTGTCTTGATAATTGGTAACCTCGGCGTTTGGTGTTCTTAGTTCTGTTCCTTGCTCTGATGCGTTCTTTCTTGCAGTCATCGTGGGTCACCTTTAGACCAGGAAAACTGCTTCGAATTATCACGGGCTTTTCGCACCAAGTGCAAGGTAGCTCTTTGAAGTCTGGTCTCTTGGCTCTGTTGTTTACCCAGTTCTGTTTTGCTCTGATTTTGGTTGCTTCATAATTGCAAGCGTTTGAGCAATAAACGGTTTTCTTACCACGCTCAAAAGTAGTTGAACAGATAGGGCATTCAAGAAAGACAATGCCTTTCTTTTCTTTCTCTATTCGATAGTAACGCTTATCTCTGCAATGTCTTGAGCAGGTCTTTCTTCTTCGACCTTGAGATCTGTCCTCAATTTCGATTCCGCACTCTGAGCAAGTTTTCACGTATTAAGTATAAAAGAGAGTCGAACAGACTTTCGGTTTTGATGAGTAATTACAGCAAAACCAC